ACAAGAAGAAATTGCTCAAATTGCTGCAAATGGAAAAAGTTTCTTTTGCAATACACTAAATCCAGAGTCAGTTTACCTTGTATGGGCAGAGATCTTAAAAGAGTATTCTAGAAAGTGCAATTTTAACGTCACAGAGCCGCAAGGTTTTGAGTTTACGCGTAATGACTACACAGAAGCAGAATAGGAAGTCAAATGTACAAAGATAAGAAAATTGTTGTTGTTTCTCCTGTAGGACGATGTGAATCAATGGGTCATCTTTTTAAGCAAGTCTTAAAGCATCGTCATGTAGTCGATGAACATCACTTGTGGGTAAACACTACAGTGCAAGAAGATCTTGACTTCATTAGTCAGTATGCAACTGAATATCCTGACTTTGTGCACCTTAAATACGGCCATGACAAGCTAGATCCTGCTCAGATGGGTCGCGCAGAAAATGTTAAGAGGTTCTATAACTACTGCGTAGAAAAGAACACTTTTTATTTTAAAGCAGACGACGATATAATCTACATTGAACCAGGTACATTTGAAAAACTTGCTCAATACAAGCTGGACAACCCAGAAACTTTCTTAACTTTTCCAACAATCATCAACAACTCTTGGTGTACTCATTTCTTAAGAAAGCTGGGCAAGTTAAATGTTCAAACTTGTCACACTTTCGATGTTGAATGGTACAAAGAGTTTTCTAAAGTTAGGCAAGCAATTATTGAATCGCCTGCAGTAATGAGTGATAACATACAAGAACCGAAACCAAGAGACTTTGGTCTAGATAAGGTTTGTCTTAGTGATCTTTATTGGGGTAATCCTATGTTTGCTGCAAGTCTATTATCGCAGTTTAAGTCAATTATTGACAATAGCGGTTTGTATAATCTAGACTTTGAAAGTTTTGTTCTAGACTATGAACCTGTTTCTATTAACTTCATCATGTGGTCAGGCGAAGATTTTTCAAAGTTTAGCGGCGATGTTAAGTGTGTTGGAGACGAAATGTGGTTGAATTTGTTCTATCCTCTAAAACATGATCTAAAAAATGCGCTAGTCGGAAATACAAGAGTTGTTCACTATGCTTACTACACACAACGTGAGTTCTTAAACACAACAAGCATTCTAGACATGTATAAGGGAGTATAAGATGACTTACGACTATCTCATCGTTGGATCGGGCCTTTTTGGATCTATCTTTGCAAGAGAGGCAACAGACGCCGGAAAGAAGTGCTTGGTTATTGAAAAACGTGAACACATAGGCGGTAACGTTTACTCAGAAAAAATAGAGAATATTCATGTGAGTAAATACGGTGGTCATATTTTTCACACAAACGATGAACGTATTTGGAACTATGTGAATCGATTCGCTAAGTTTGACACATATCATCATCGTCTAAGAGTTCATTACAAAGATAATCTCTACTCTTTTCCAATTAACTTAATGACAATGTATCAGCTGTGGGGTGTGAAGACTCCTGCAGAAGCTGAAAAGAAATTATCAGAAGTTAGAGTTCCAATAGACAATCCCTCAAATCTTGAAGAGTGGATTTTGTCCCAAGTTGGTCAGGAACTCTATGAGATATTCGTAAAGGGTTACACTGAAAAGCAGTGGAACACAGATCCTAAGAATTTACCAACATCAATCATCAAGAGAATTCCAATAAGAACAACTTATGATGACTGTTATTTCTCAGACATTTACCAAGGATTCCCGGCAAATGGATTCACAGAAATATTTGATAATCTTCTTAAAGGAATTGAGGTAGTTCTTGAAGCGGACTATCTAGCGAACCGCAGCCATTTTGACAAACAAGCAAATAAGATTGTTTATACGGGAAATATTGATAGTTTTTACGACTACACGTACGGAGAACTAAACTATCGTTCACTTAAGTTCGATAACCAGATTCTGAACACGCCTGACTATCTTGGTGCGTCGGTCGTCAACTACACAGAAAAAGAAATTCCATACACTAGAATCGTTGAACACAAGCATTTTCAACCTCTCAAGATGACTAACAAAGAAAAGACTGTTATTACAGTCGAATACCCAGATGACTGGAACCGTGATAAGATTCCTTATTACCCAGTCAATGACGTTCAAAATCAAGAAAAGTACAACAAGTACAAGCTGCTCGCAGACCAAGAAAAGAACGTCATCTTTGGCGGTAGACTTGCAGAATACAAGTACTACGACATGCACCAAATAGTTGGTTCAGCATTGCAAAAGGCAAAGAGAGAGTTGAAAAAATGAACATTGAGAATATTGAGAAATTAGCAAAGCTAAGAACTTCATCGCTTTCAAGTCTTGATAATTCTTGCATTTATAATATCTACAACAATAACTTCTTAAGACACCCGGCATACAAGCTCTACCAGATAATCGATAATAAGCTCTATGTGACTTTTGATGAAATGTTTGACTATGAGTCTAGACTTGAAGGCAACAAAGGACACTTTTTAGACTTGCTGAAGAAGCATAGACTTCCTGATATGGAGTTCATTCACTATGATGAAGATTCACTTAATACAGATCTACCAGTTCTAGTACCTGGTTGTCATGCAAGTAGAAATCAGTTAATAGTCCCGGACTTCATGTTTAAGTGGATGCCAGAAGCTAACCTCTTCGATCATCATGAAGAGATGACAAGAGTTCTTGAAGCCGCTGAAAGTACAGGCAAAGATTATGAAACGTGGAAACAGCGAAAAGAAGAAGTTTTCTATAGAGGTTCATTAAACAATCCGTATAGGGGTTCTTACGGTCGGTTAGACGGAGAAATTTTTGACTTAAAACACGTACAATGTCATCATGCCCCAAGAGGTTTACCAAACTATACTATCGGAGTTACGCCCTATGCATGCGCAAGAGAAGAAAAAGCTAATTACAAATATTTGATGCATCTCAACGGCGGACTGGATGAAGCAATAAGTGGTGCATTTAGATTTGCATTAGCTTGTAAATCATTAGTCTTCTATTGCACGTCAAATCCTTACCAAGAGTGGTGGCAACACGACTCAATTTTTAGAGACGGTGAGCATTATGTTCGAGTAACAAGCCCTTCTGACTTAATAAACAAAGTCAATTGCTACAAACAAATTGAAGAAGAAAGCTACAGAATAGCTTGCAATTCGTATGAATTTTCTAAGAAATTTTTGTCAAGAGACGCAATGCAACATTACTATTACACTTTCTTGCGTGAATATTCAAAAAAGTTAAACTATAAAGTGACTCCGCACCCTGAGTCAAAATTAGTGGTGTCTCACAAAAAACGAATTAACGCAGAAACAGTAATTGAAGTACAATATTGACAATGGAAGATTTAAAGCATTACATTTGGACATCTGGCTCTGATAAAGAAGTTGAAGAGTGGCAGAAAACTATTGACACTCCCGCTTGCGAACTTGATAGTATTGGAAGAAAGTACAATAGCGATAAATGCAACATTCAGTACATATCATGGGGACCGCCTGCAAATGGTAATGTCCCAAGAGACTGGCCACAAGATCTACATCTTCCTATTGCAGGACACAATTATGATGCAAAAAGGAAGAAAAATCACAAGGTAGTTTATGACTTCTTTGAGACAATATAGACAGGGCTTATCAAACATCGGTTTTGAAGACCAGATTTTCATACAGCGATTTGAACGACTATTTCCTGATTTGCACAATGGTAAAAACATCATCTCTTTGCAGATTGGTTTTAGTCAAGATGCGAAAAGTCAAATCATAGATTCGCTTCGCTACCTAAGACGACAACAAGGTAAAAAATTGTTGTTATTCACAAACGGCGATCTTGATATCCCATGTCCAAAACCAGAATTTTATCTTCAAGACGACTTTCCATACTCTGAAGAATATCAAAGCCTGCTTGAAAACACGGAATATGAGCAGCTAGTAGACATGTCAATTCTCCAAGAATTTAGTGATGATGTCAAAGTTTTTTGTCATGCAGTCACACGCTCAGCTCCTGGACTACATATGATTCCGCTGGGTAGAGACTGGAAGGGTCTACAAAACATTGCACATCAACGGCGCGTTTTATCAGAAGATAGAAACATTCTTTGTTACTATAATTGCTCAATGCCTCCTGTATCAGTTCATTGGTACGGTAGAATTCGTGCTCACATAGCAGAAAGCTGCTTGCAAAAGCCTTTTGTCACATGCAAAAATCTTAGAGAAAACAGAGTGAGAACTTTAGATTTTGCAACATTTGACAGTTATCACTCGGATCTTTCACATGCAGAATTCATGATATGCCCCCGCGGCTGCGGAGCAGACACTTATAGAATGTGGGACTGCTTGTACCTAGGGTGTATTCCCGTTGTTGTTAAGTACGATGGCTACAAAGAGATGGAAGACTTGCCAATTTTATTTGTTGACTCATGGAGAGACTTTTTGCGTCTTGATGAAAAGTTTTTACTCAAAGCAAGAAACCAAATGCTTGATAAAGAATACAATTACGACAAACTAAAGTTTAGCTGGTGGGAAAATAGAATTAAATCAGAATTATGAATAATTCTTTAGTTTGCAATTTACCATACTCTTTTGAAAAAAATAGATTAAGATAAACTCAAGAGGTAAAAATGAACGTAGGCTTTGTAGGACTTGGAAAGTTAGGTTTACCATGTGCATTAGCAGTTGAATCTAAGGGCCACTATGTCTGTGGATATGATATCGACCCACGCGTGAGAGAGTCTCTAGAAACACGAAAACTACCCTACAAAGAAATCTGGGCTCAAGAGCACTTAGACAAGAGCAAGATTGATTTTCTTTCTTTAGAAGAAGTGGTGAAACGTTCAGAAATAATCTTTGTTCCAATTCAAACGCCTCACGACCCTCTTTATGAAGGAATCACAAGAATTCCCGAGTCGCGTGTAGACTTTGATTACTCGTGGTTAAAGTCAGGTATGAAAAATCTATCTGACGCAATTGACAAAGAAGGAAAAGATAAGATTGTCATCATCATCTCAACAGTCCTGCCGGGAACAATCGAAAGAGAAATTTTACCATTAATCAGCGACAAAGTGAAGCTATGTTACAATCCATTCTTTATTGCAATGGGAACAACAATGAGAGACTTTCTCAATCCTGAGTTCGTTCTTTTTGGTGTTGATGATCAAGATGCTGCAAAATCTGCCGAAAGTCTATATAGAACTCTTCATGATAGACCCTTCTTCAAGACCAGCATAAAAAACGCCGAGTTAATTAAAGTCTCTTACAATACATTCATAGGAATGAAGATTGTATTCATCAACACAGTCATGGAAATTTGTCATAAGATTGGTGCTGATGTTGATGCTGTCACAGATGCGCTAACACTTGCTAATGAAAGAATTATCTCTAACAAATATCTTAGAGGTGGTATGGGTGATGGTGGAGGTTGCCACCCTCGTGATAATATTGCGCTTTCATGGTTAGCAAAGAAGCTGGACCTTAGTCACGATTTCTTTGAAGACTTAATGAAAGCACGTGAAGATCAAACAGAGTGGCTGGCAGTCTTAATGGAACAACATGACCTACCCAAGGTTATCTTAGGTAAAGCATTTAAGCCAGAAACAAATTTAGTTTCAGGTAGTCCTGCAATTCTTCTTGCGAATATCTTGAGAGAAAGAGGAAATGAAGTGCTTTGTTATGACCCATTTACCGACAAAGACGAAGCACCTAAATTTGAAAAGAGCGTCTTCTTCATTGGAACACGACACGATGTGTTCGCAACTTGGGAATTCCCAGAAGGTTCTGTTGTAATTGATCCACACAGATACATTCCCGACCAGTTGGGTGTCAAAATTATTAGAATTGGACAAGAAAAGTAATAGGATTTGTATGTCAGACTTCGGTGTATCGTACTCGTGTTATACAGAAAAAAGAGCAGTTGAATACTCGATTGAAGTACTTCGTCAAGTCTATCCTGAATGCCCTGTCTATCTTGTTTCAGATGGCGGAGGAAACTACACATTTTTAGAAGAGAAATTTGACAATTTAAAAGTTTCTCATGAAGAAGACATGAGAGGCTGGTGTCAAAGAAAAACTCCCGAACAGAACACTTCTAACATGCAAGACAAGCTGTATGCAACAGCAATGTCTTGGATTGAGAGAAATAAAGCAGCTGTTGATTTTTGTAACAAACCATACATGTTGATGATGGAACCCGACGTTCTTGTTCGAAAACAATTTAATATACCCAAAGAAGCGAGTCTTGTCGCACCTGAAATTATCAACTTTGCTAAGAGGCCAGATAATGAAGCGGGCTGGGTAGAAGTGTTAAAGAAAATTCCAGGCGCAGTTCCTTGTCCAGGCTGGAGCTGGCCATTCATCTATGCGACCAAGTCCTTCAACGAAGTATACAAGTTCGTCAAGAATAATGATGAACTTTTCAGAGAATTTGTTTTAGCCGACTGGGAGTTCGGCTCAGCAGGTGATGTAACTCTACCAGTCTTATTCGCGGCGTGCGGTTACTCAATAACTGTATTTAATGAAATAACAGATTGTGCACGAAATCGCAACTGGAGAAATTCTCACCATGCAATTTTGCATGCGTATAGAGAACAATATCCGAAGAATGAATATGATGGCAGACATGCTGGAGAACAATAAGCGCAGCCTGTATCTCTTTGAGCTGTCTGACGTCTTTGACAATCAGGTATATCTTCCCTATTCATCAGGAGTAGTTGCTTCTTATATCTTCGCCAATCAAGAGATAAGCGAAAACTACAAGCTTGCTGATTGGTTTTATTATCGTCAAGAAGTTGAAGACATCTTGACCAAAATTGAGAACCCCAGCGTTGTTGGTTTCTCCTGCTTTGTTTGGAATTGGAACATCAATCTTGCTTTAGCAAAAGCAATCAAGGAAAAGTTTCCAAACTGTCTCATCGTCTTTGGAGGACAGCAGCAGCCTCTCGCGGACAGAGTGGGAAGCTTCTTTATTGATCATAGCTATGTTGATGTCTTAGTCCACGGAGAAGGAGAAGAAACATTCTTAGAGCTTCTTCTTGAACTTCTTAAACCTGAAATGAACTTGATGAACGTGTCAGGAATAAGTTTCAATAGCAAATTAAAGAGTTCAGACACAAAACAAAAAACTAGTCTAGCTGTAATTAACAACAAAGCAAAAGATGACAATATCTTCGCTGTAAAAACTCCCGAACGCCCTCGAATGCGAGGTATTTCTCATAATCCAAGTCCATATTTGGACGGTCTGTTTGACAGAGTAGTGGCAGCCAAACCAGAAAGCATGTCATTCAGTGCGATAGTAGAATCCGCTAGAGGTTGTCCTTATCGATGTGCGTTCTGCGAGATTGGAGAGCAGTACTACACAAAGGTCGAAAAATCGTACGATAAGATAAAGGAAGAAATTAATTGGATTATTTCTAATCAAATAGAGTACATCACAGATGCCAATTCTAACTACGGTCTCTATTACGACCTTGACCTCGACCTCGCAAACTTCATAAAGCAAAGAAAAGAAGAAACAGGATTTCCACATGCCTACAGAGTCACCTGGGCAAAAGGTGGTGCTAGCAAAGTATTAGACATCGCCAACGTATTTGAAACAGCAGGTGTACAAAAGGGCGTGACAATAGCACTTCAGTCGATGAACCCTGACGTTCTTGATGCAATCAAGAGAAAAAATATCGATGGCGGCAAACTCAAAGAATTTATTGAGCTATATGAAAAGAAGAACATCTCAAGCTATGTTGAACTTATTTGGGGCCTCCCAAATGAAACCCTAAACAGCTTTGTCGATGGAATGTGTAGCATCGCTGAAATGGGATACCACAACTACCTTGATATTCACTTGATGGCTGCTTTGATTAACACTCCTTTTAGTCGTCCTGAGTACATTGAAAAGTATGGTATAGAAACATCAACAACTCAGCCATTCTTTCATCATAGACACATTGACAGTTTACTCAGCGACGATACAACAAAGTTTGTCACAAAAACAAATACTTTTACACAAGAAGAGTGGATTGAAGGTCACCACTACAGGTGGTTGGTCATCTTTGGACATTACTTGGGTCCAACGCAATTCATCTCAAGATTCCTAAGAAAATACATCGGAATTAGCTACAAAAATTTCTATACTGAATTTTTGAACTATGCAAAGTCGAACCCCGAATCTTTCATCGGAAAGCAGTACTATTCTGTTGACGAAAACCTCAGAAAGATTCTTAAGAACCAAAGACACTGGGGAGTAGTTCTTCCTGAGCTCTCAGAAATTAACTGGAGTTTTGAAGAAGGTTCTGCTATAAATGTTGCGATGAACTACGATGCATATCAAACTGACATGAAGAACTTCTTGATTAATGTGTTAAAAGCTCAGATGGATGAAAGAGTGCTAAATGAAGTGCTAGAATATCAAAGGAAGCGTCTAAACTATCCCTGTCAAAAAGTCAATGTGCACCAATTCAATTACAATATTCATGACTTCATCGAAAACGATGATTACAACGAATTAATTGAAGAGAAGACAACTCTTCAAATGAAGTATTGCAACATAGATGACTTCTACAACTGGGCAAAGAAGATTCTTTGGTTCGGTCGAAGAACAGGTGATTACAAAGCAGGCGTGACTAAACTATGAAAAATTACCAAAGCATCATCAACTGGATTTCGGGCTACGCAAAAGAAGCTAACAAGGTTTCACTTGTTGTGGGTATCTCGGGAGGAATAGATTCGTCTCTTGTTTCAGCGCTGTGTGCAGAAACAGGTATAAAGACAATAGCTGTGAGTCTACCTCTACATCAAAAGCAACATTTACACAACTTGTCGATTATGCATGGAGAATGGTTGACAAAGAAATATCCAAATGTAGAACATAGAATTTTGGATCTTACTTCAGGCTATGATGCATTCATCACAATCTTTCCAGAAAGTGAGAAGTCAGGTCTGTCCCTCGCCAACACAAAATCCCGACTTCGAATGGTTGCGCTCTACCAAATTGCTTCAAATCATAATGGCATTGTCGTAGGAACAGGAAACAAAGTAGAAGATTTTGGTGTCGGCTTCTTCACAAAGTACGGAGACGGTGGTGTTGACATCTCTCCAATTGCAGATCTCTATAAAACAGAAGTTTGGGAAATGTCAAAACAGCTTGGTGTTATTCAAGAGATTATAGATGCACCTCCTACTGATGGTCTCTGGGAAGATGACAGAACTGATGAACAACAGATTGGTGCAACTTATGCTCAACTTGAATGGGCTATGGGAAATTATCACAGGCTAAATGAGCTTGAGGGCGACCAGAAAAAGTGGGTTGAAATCTATCTAAAACATCATCGAGCCAATTTTCACAAAATGACACCAATCCCTGTTTGCAAATTATAAAATCTTTAATCACTTTCTAAGTTAATAGAACGTATGAAAAAATCAATTGCTGTAATTGGTCAAGGATTCGTAGGCGGATCTCTCACGACAGTTTTCGCAGAACGCGGATTTGATGTTTATGCTTACGATAAGGCGGGTAAGTACGCAAAAGGGGCATTGCCATCGCATGGAGATCCTGTCGCAGGATACCCTGGATCCATCGCAGAATTAATTGGTGATAATGAGGAAGATGGAACACCGGGTTTTTCTAAAGTTTATTTTGTATGCCTTCCTACGCCCATGTTTGAAGATGGATCGGCTGACCTATCAATCGTAGAGAGCGTGCTAGCAGAACTAGCATCAGTACCGGGTGAAAGAATTGCTGTTGTAAAATCAACTGTACCGCCCGGATCTGTTGAAACTTGGAACAAGAAGTTCTTAGACGCTGAACTGAGAATTGTATTTAATCCAGAATTTTTGACAGAAGCGAACGCACTTGACGACATGCGAAACCAGAATCGAATCATTCTCGGCGGCCCGCGCCCCTGGATCAACACCGTAAAGCAAGTTTTTCAGTCTGCTTTCCCAAAAGTCCCGATCATCAAGACTTCCTCAACAACTGCTGAGATGATTAAGTATTTAACGAACAACTTCTTGTCAGTTAAAGTTGCTTTTGCTAATGAGATGGCGCAGATCTGTGAAGCTCTAGATAAATCCGGATTAAATGTTGATTATGATAAAGTGGTCGAATATTCAAAGTATGATAAACGCTTAGGAGACAGCCATTGGGCTGTACCAGGACCTGATGGACACAGAGGCTATGGCGGAAGTTGCTTCATTAAGGATATTAACGCAATGATATCGATCGCAGAAAAACTCGGTGTTGACACTTCAGTTCTAGACGGTGCATGGAAAAAGAACCTCGAGGTCCGACCAGAGCGGGACTGGGAGAAGCTAATAGGTCGAGCAGTTTCAAGCAAAAATGGTAAACAGTGACCATCATGTCCCATACGTATGGTCATGGCAAAAGTCCTATTGACGTGTAAAGGTTGCAACAGAAAGTTCGAAGTCGTCTATAAGTTACGAAGACAGAAGTACTGTACGAGAGACTGCGTCAACAAATCATACTCAGGAAGCGGAAATCCATCGTACGGAAAGTCATATCGGACGAAGGAGACACATCCTGAATGGGCTCAAAAAATCAGCTCGACATCTCTCAAAAGAGAGATCAACAAGGGTGACAAGAACGGGATGAAGAATCCCGACGTCGCAAAAAGAGCAGGAGAAACACGGTCTAAAAAATTCTCTGAAGATGCAGACTTCAGAGAAAGTGTTTCTGCCTATATCAGAAAAGCTTGGGCTGAAGGAAAGTTCAATCATGTTCAAGTTGGTCGATGCAAGTGGTATGACCACGTCAAACCTAATGGAGAGACAGTCAAACTCCAGGGGACGTGGGAGGTAGCTCTCGCCCGTCACATGGACAACCTACAACTCGAATACCACGCTCACAGAGGAAGGATGACCTATACGGACTCCGCGGGAACGCAGAGAAGTTACCACCCAGATTTCTATGTTCCAATGTGGGATGTCTATATAGATGTTAAAGGTGCTTTTTTTGAAGATATTCAAAAAGAAAAATTTGATCATGTATTTGTATCAAACCCAAACGTAAAAATCTTTCTTGTCACAAAAGAAGTTTTCAAATCTTTTGGCATAGACATAACCAAGGCCGCAAAAGAAGTGCTTCAATAATCAGAAAAACCCAACTTTTGAACTAACGACTTGGGGGGTGTTACTATGTTTCAATGCAAGAAGCAACACCCTCATTTGAGATACTACCGACAGGAAAACAACACGTTTCATTTTCAGAAGTAAAGCTTTGGAAAGAGTGTTCATATCGTCACAACTTGACTCACGTCAAGAAGATCGACCTGTCCAAGCCTTCACCGGTTCTTGATTTTGGCACCGCAGTCCATGCTTCGTGCGAACAATATCTCCTGACTCGCGAGATGAAACCCGAGATCGCTTTTGAGCACATGGATAAAGCATGGGCAAAGCACGAAGGAAACCCTGACTTCACACCAGAGACTCTAGCAAAAGCAAAATCAGATGCGTCTTTAATTCTTGCAGAAGTTCCTAAATTTCTAGACGACACATTTTCGGAGTGGAAAGTCGTCGACGCAGAGCACCAGCTCTATGAAG